TACATGAACTGTGCATCATTGTTATCACCCTTGAAACGTGTCGGATCTTGGGCCTGCGTTGAGGCGGAAATGACACGCTTAGCGCCGTTAAATCCCAAATTGTCACCCCGATACCCTGTTTCTGAACGGTTAGTGGTTTTCTTCGTTCTCTCATGCTCGTTACGGGGGACCACTCCTGTCATACCCTGGGCCCGACCAGGCATGTTGGGAAGACGAGAGGGCATGTGGGCGGTGGTTGCCGGTTTGTTGTGGGTAAGTTGACCAACGACAGCACCCCGACCACCCGTGATATCACCGGCGGGACCGGTACGTCCTGGAAGTGTGGTTAATTTGTATTCACCAACATTGACAGGGTTGACACGTAACATCTGTTGAAAGCCACCCGTCGAAGCAACATTAGGTCCGATACCCAAACCCGGGCCGACCAACTCCTTCTCTACGGGGGACAGGTTATTCATCTTTCCGTGATCGTGCATCCGATTTCTCATATCCATCACTTCCTGACCACTTGAACGAGATTGTTGGGCAATATCAGCAAATCCTGACATTTCTCGTTTATGGGTAACATTGACCGGTGGGTCGAAGTTATCTTCTTCGACCGTGTTGGGTTCATTCATAACTCGGGGTTCGGTAGTAACTTTGGGGGGTTGAGATTTAGTGCTCAAGTTACGACCAGCGTATATAAGACCCGCTACAGCCATAAGCGAAATGGGATCAGCCATTCTTACTTTTTGTTAACATTTTTATTAAGATACCTTTGCTGGAACAAACCATTCTGAAGTTCCGCGCGAGTGCTAGCCGGTTCATACTGCATTGTCTTCAGTGGCAGTTTGCATTCAACATTATTGAGGGGGAAATAATTCTTGTCATACGTTTGGACTACGTGTTTGTTGAAACGAGATGTACTCTGGGGACGAAGCCTGTCACTGACATCTATGTGCTGAGCCGGGGAACCCTTACCAGCCTTGTAAGGTGCAGTCCCGTACAACATCGTGTTAGGTCGGCTCGAACCATTGTTCGCCGGTCCACTGGGCTGAGGATAAACGAAAACCTCTTCAGTAGCCTTAGCACTGGGGAGAGCACCACTATTTTGAACGATGGAAAGACCAGGTTGGAGCTGATACGCCATTTATTAATACGTGAGATTATTTATCTACCACTCCTCTTATCTCCATCCCCACCAAGACCCGCGAACGATTCTGATTGCACACCCCTAGCATTTGGATCACATTGGGACGGATCACTCCTACACATCGGACCATTCTTCGCCCCGTATAACCATTCAGCAAACTCAGTCTGCCCCCCTGGGATTTTAGAAACAGGCATAGTCACAAACTGTCGTTCCATTGCATTGCGAAGATACTTGGGCATTGAAGTCCTAGAGCGACCACTGTCATACGGAATGCGGTCACTTGTATATCTCTGAACTTGGGGTTTCACAGAAGGGTAGTAACACGCTTCAAGTCGATTAGGGGCTTGGCTATAATCCGTCATCAACACGTTACCCATGGGGTTGTCCATAGTCGGTCTCTGACACGAGCTTTGTTCAGGGGATCCCATGTGCCCCTCTCTCACCATTTTTGATTTATAAAGAACATAGATAGTCCCCAATAAAGTTCCCCCCAATATAAAGACACGGGGGTCACGTCTAATTAAATATAAAAGTGTAGAAGCGTAAACGATGAACCTAGAGGCAGCGTTAATTCTTTCCTCTGGGGACTGTTCACCATTTGGCCAGAATTGTAAAAAGTTTTTTTCATCAACGAGTTGGCGAGGATCATCGAACCAAACCTTCATTTATATATACTCAGGTTTAATTTTTTGGTCCCAAACCACCGAGCATACTACCCATCATTTTCATTAGGGCATCTTCATTTAATTCACCACCCTCATCCTGTAACTGAGACGCCACACCCTGTGCGAGTGCCTCGATTTGGGCCATCTTGTCAGGGGGGAGGGCAGTGATAGTGGTTCCAAGCATGTACAGAGTCTGGAGATATTGCCAAGTGGCATCCTTCGTGTTTTGGGACATTTTCTCCCAGTAGGAAGCGAGATCCAAATCTTTTAGGAAATCAATGTTGGAACACTCCACGAGGAGGAATTTATCATTCTTCGACGAGATTTGATCAGCGTAAGGGGACACCCCTTGCATAAAACCATCCACAACTAGACGAGGGTTACTCGACTTTAAAACATCGAAAGATGTAAGCATTTTTTTTATTCCTTTTTCTTCGGGAAATGTTTTGTGCAGTTCCACAAGAAATTGACCCATCATGTCGTTAAACGCAGAGACAGATGCCATTTTATTAATTAAGTATTCTAATCTTTAAGTCTAGAAAGGCTCACTTGAAATAACTTCACGTTTGCCAATCCCACCAGAGACGATAAAGAATACGAGTATGGCATTCAATGTCGCCGGTTTTGTGTATTTGTTCAATTCTAATTTACCCTCGTTATTGAGGTACGCTTTAAGATGAATGTAACCAGCTGTTAATCCGGCACCGATTAAAGCCGCGCTTACAGGGTCTCTGAGATAATTGGAGAGGTCTTCCATTTAATTATACCTGGGATTTTTTATACGACGCTCTGGTGCATCACCAAATAGAACTCCCTCATCTTGACTGGGTGTGGGTGGCTCCTGATATTCCTCACCCTCGGGTTCGAGCTCGGTACTGGTGGGCTCTTGCATCGGTTCTGGTTGAAATTCCGGGATTGCCTGAACACCTGGTACAGTCTTAAATTCGTTTTCGAGACCTGTGGGTTGGAGTTCTGACATGGGTTCCTGTGCCACCTCTTCGGTTGGTTCTGCTTCAGGGATCTGTTCAGTCTCTTCTTCTGGGAACTCACCCTCATCTAACACATCAGGGTCGGCGGCATCTTGAACATCCCCGTCAAGTGAAATATCACGCGTATCTTGGGACATGTATGTTTGGAGGATCTGTTGAACTGGGATCAACTCCTTCACTGTATTTTCGATACAAGTGGAGAACCGTTTAGTCAAATTTTCATCACGAATATATTCACTTTGCTCCTCATGTAAGACGTATGGATCCTTGTATAGATCACGCGCGGCGTTGTTGTAACACGTTTGAATGAAGACCTCTTCTGTTGGCAGTTTGAGTGAAATCTTCTTGTTGTCAGCCTTGAGACGAACAGCGGAGAGAATCTTCGTGCACGCTACAAAGACAGCAGCCAATAGATCATTAAACCAAGAACACCGTCCTGTGATGTTATCACTATGTTTCTTCGACATAGCGTTTGACCAGTTTGGTACCTCCTTCAACAATTTTTGGAACATGATTAACACTTGCTTCCCTTTAGAAGTCTTAATCGACTCGTTATACATTTCCTGAAAAACTTCAATCATCGCGGGTGTCATTATGAGACACAGTTGCCCCAAGTACTCCTTTTTGGCTTCGACCAACACATTCAAATTGTCAGACATTATATAGTATCCTAATATAATTTAAACTTTAAGTCTCTCGCAGAGTCATCTGTATTTATTTGCCATCTTTTTGAGATTCATCAAGGTTGGAAAATCTTCTTCTTCTTCCTTTTCTTTGTGTTCTGGACGTTCCTTCTTCTTCTTTTCGACATACCATGACACATAAATCTCGACCTCATTGATTAACTGTACTGTGAAGCCACCAAGTTTGAATTGTCTCGCGACGTATCGAGCTGCCTGTCCCCTATCAAACGTTGGGTACCCCACGAGGAAAGAGGGCACCGTCAAGAATAATTGTTTGCACCCTAATTCAACAGCCTGCTTTATCTTTGAGGAAAACTGTTCGTAGACTTTAGTGTATATTTCCTTCTTGATTCTCTTTCTTTTCTCATCAATCTTCGTCACGTCATTGATGCTTAACATTACTATTAATACAATTTAAATTTGTAACATTCCAACTCACTCAGTAAGTCAATTTTTGAAATTCATCTTCTTCGATGTAAGATCTAACAGGTTGGACATTTTCATCCCTAAACACACCCACAGAGGCATCGAAATCCTCCTTACTTGGTATGTGTTTCTCCTTCACGATTTTATATTCTAAAAATTCTTTACCCATTGTTTTGTCAGAGAGGGAAATAAGTTGGTCAGAATTTTGAACTCCTGTGGGTTGAGAACGAATAGCCAAAAGTTTTGGGGGTTTGCTATCTTCTAATATTACCCAAACTACTACAGAAAAGCCAAACGAAAATCCACCCTTCTTCATAGTCATAAATCTACATTCATAAATGATTGAATTCTCCTTTGAGAACTTCTGCATAGAGGTGGTCTCTATGATATAATTTTGTATCCCAGTTCTTTTGTGGATTTCCTTATTTGTTAGTAAAACGATGCTCTCCATCAAATCGGCATTCGCATCATTTTTCACAGGTTCATACCCCTTCAAGTTTGGAAACGGGTCCATTAAAATACGGATTTCAGGTTTGTATCCTGAGAAACTGTAACTCTCCTTTTCATTTGTCAGAACAAATACAATTACGAGTAGCACCAGAGCGAGGAGGTAGTTCATATTATTACTATGCGTTAATTTATTTTAGAATTTTACCTTGTGAAATATTAGATGTCTCTGTTGATATATAGCCCACGATGCAAGTTCTCAATGGAAATTGTCAACTATATTAGAAGCCACCATCAACTCAAACAAAT